CATCAGAACTCCACCCACTGGATCGACGAACCGTCATCGATCCGCGTGTACTTGATTCCGGTATCGCTATCGATCCAGTCGTCGTGAATCGAAGCATCGGTGCCGGGGTCGCTGCTTTGATAGAACGTCTGCTTCCCACTGCCGCTCGCAGACGGCGTGTAGATCGCCGTATCGTCCGAGTCGATACTGAGCGTCCCGTTCGGGAACAGGATCGTGGCGACCGCCTGAAGCGGAGTGCCGTCCTCCTCGCCGACGATGATCGTTCCGCCGCTTCCGCCTCCGCCGCCCGCTGACAGGCTTCCCGACCCCGTGCGCGCGATGACGATCTCGCCGGCAAGCGGCAGGATGGTCGACGTCAGGGCGATGACGATCTCGCCCGCGAGCAGCGTGACCGCGATCCGCGCAATCAGAATCTCGCCCGCCAGCGGCGTGGCGGGCAGCACCAGCAAGCCGGAGCCGAGCCGCGCGATCAGAATCTCGCCGCTCAGTGCGCCCGTCGACGGCCTGCTGGCTGCACCCTCGCCGTAGAGGATCAGTGTCCCGGTGACCGTCCACTCCGGCCCGCGCGGGGTGCCCTGCGGCCTCATGCGCGGCATCTCGGCCCAGCGAGCCCGCCAGAACAGCCGGCCGGGGCCCATGTTCGGCACCTCGGCCGTGAACTCCTCGGTCCAGACGTTCAGCGCCTGCTCGCCCCACAGGTCGAGCTCGATCATCTGCGCGTAGGTCAGCTGCCACGTGACCGACACCGTGCGTGGCTTCCCGCTGGACTTCGGGCGCTTGCGGCTGTGCCCGCTGCCGCGAGCCACGCCCGCAAAGTCGTCGCCGAGCGTGACGCCAATCCCGCGCCCCAGGAACAGGGGCAGCGAGCTCGGCGGGAAGATGAGCGGGAGGGTCACCCCCTGCGCGGTCTCGGGCCGACCGCCTCCCGGGTTGCTTGACGAGTCACGCCACCGCTGCGCGAATCACGGGCGATCTCGCCGATGATGAGACGGGTCAGCTTCTTGTCGCCGCGCTGGCTCGACTCTTCGCGCACGGTGGCGCCGGAGTAGTTGTGAACCTCGACGACAGTGCCGCCGGAGCCGGCCGTGTTTTGCGCCCGCGGCGTGATGCGCTCGCCCTCGTGGACCAGCGCGAGACCCGTCTTCGGAACGTAGGGCGTGCCAGTGGCGAACTCGCCGACAAGCTGAGGCGTGATCGTCGTCGAGCCCAATTGCAGATTGCTCTGTCCGCCGCCGAACAGTTTCAGGAGCGCCGCCAGTCCACCGCCCCCGCCGCCGCCGAAGATCGAGGCAAGCAAAGGCCGGACGACCTGCAACCGATAGAACTCGCTGATGAGTTGATTCACCAGACTCTTCGCGGCCGACTTGATGTCGCCGCCTAGCAAGGCTTCGACGGTCAAGTCCTCGAGCGAGGCCAGCGCGTTGGATATGGCGTCATGCGTCGCAAGCCCGGCCTTGCTGATGGCCTCGAGGTAGTCCTTGACCGCCTGCTCGGCGCCCGCGGTCGGATCGTTCAGGAGCAGGTTCTGCTTGGCGATCAGTTCCTCGCGCGCCTTGGCTGCGTCTCTGATGGCCGCCGCCTGCTTGCGGTACTCGGCCGCGATGGGGTCGAGTTCGTCCCGTTCCTCACGGGCGATGGCGAGCAGTTCCTTGGATGCTGCGACCGCCCGATTCTTGGCAATCGCCTGCGCCTCGATGGCGGCCGCGGTTGCCCCGAACTGCGTAACCTGCTGGCGGGCGGCGTCTACCTCGTCGAGCAAGGAATCCGTGACGGCCTTCTGCTGCTGCAGGAAACTCTCTCGCGCCGAGACGGCATCGATGGTCGCCTGCGTCGATCGCTTCTGCAGTTCGCCCTCGCGCTGATAGGCGTCGGCCTGCTCGAGCGTCAAGAACAGGAGTTCCTTCTGCGGCTTCGTCAGCTTGAGCGTGCCGGCGGTCAGGTCGGCCTGAATCTTCACCCGCGCCGTCTGCGCCTGGCTTAGATCGCCCTCGGCCTCGGTGGATGCCTTGGCGACCGCCAGCATCTCGCGTGCGCTCTTGATGAGCGCGTCGAATGGATTCGTGACCTTGGCGCCGGGAGTCCCAGGCAACGGGCCAAGTCTCGGCTTGTTTCGCTCCTCGTTGCTGTAGATGCCGCGTCCGGGATTCAGCGCCGCGTCGGTGCGGATCATCTGCTTCTCGATGGCCGCCGCTTCCCCCCTGAGGCCAGCGAGGTTCTTCTCGAGATCGGCCAGCCCCTTCTCGGCGTAGATGTTCCCGGGCTCGGCCTTCTGCAGCTTTGCGATAGACGCCTGGGTTGTGGCGATCTTGTCGTTGACTTTCGTAAGTTTATCGATCAGCAGAAGGGAACCGGTCGCCGCGGTCAGCCCAAACGCACGATCCAGATTCGTAAGGACCTCAAAGATGCCGCCGTTCTTGAGGTCGTTCGCAAGCGTGTTCAGCGCGGGGATCAGGTCGCCCAAGATCGCCCGCGCAGCGTCGGCGACGTTCTTCTGCAGGCCGAAGATCTGCTTGTTGAACTCTTCCGCCGCCTTCGCCTGCTCGGTAGTGACCGTCGCGTTTAGCTTGCCCTGTTCGGCAAGGTCTTTGAGGAATGGGCCGGCTTCCCTGACGGACTTGCCGAACAGTTCCTGAACGATCCGCGCCTTGTTGCCGTCATCTGCGAATCCGGCAAGCGCGACCGCAGTTTGCCGCAGTGCTTCGGCCGGGTCGAGTTGCTGCAGCGCCCTCGCGTCGAGACCGATCGCCTTGAGCGCGAGGCTGATCCCATTCTTGCCGTCAGTTTCCTTTAGGGCGGCATTGAACTTGACGAGGATTCCCGTCACATCGTCGAGCGACTGCCCATTGCGCCGGGCCACGTCCTCGAGCGCGCTCAGGTTCTCGACCGTCGAGCCCGTGGCGTCGGACAGGTCGTTCAGCGCGTCCAGCTGGTTGATCTGGCTCTTGGCAAAGGCGAGCGTCGCAACAGCCGCAGCCGCGAACGCGACACCGATAGCACGGCCGACCGCCTCGGCGTCCTTCTGCAGCCGCCTGAGGTTCTGGCCGGCGCGCTTGGTGTCTGTCTCGAACGTGCCCGTATTGAGCAACATTTCGACGATGATGCTGCCTGCTGCCATGCTCAGTCCTTACGCGGCGGCTTCACGCCGAACGCCTTCATGAACGACAGGTCCACGTCGCTGTAGCCCGCCTCTGGAGCGGGCTTGCGGTCGAGCCAGTCCAGCAGGTCGCCGACCTCGTTCCCGCCCACCATGGACGCCATCAGCGCCGCCGGCCGGTGGAATCGTGAGCGGTCGTCGAAGGGGTGCAGCGTGTAGAACGCCTTCCAGCTCTCGAACTCCACCGGGTCGGCCGCCATCGCGGCCTTCCACTCGGCGATCGTGCGACCGCCGAGTGCGAGGGCGAGAACGTGCCAGAACCATTCCTCGCCCTTGGCTGCTAGACGTTTCCCAGTTCGGAGACGGTCTTGCTGGATCCGTCGACGATGATCGCGCGCAGTTCGTTCTTCAGAACCGGGGCGATCTGCTCGGCCTTCTTGGCGTCGAGCATGGGAGTGCCGTCTTCGTTGCACAGGGAATCGGCGATGAATCGCGCGAGCTCCTTTTGCACCGCGACCGCGGCTTCGGCCGTCTGGCCGTCCTTGGTCAGCGCCTGGACTGCTCCGAAGTGGGCAGCAATCTCGTTCGGCGCGCGAGCCTTGAAGTGGAAGGTGTGATCCTTGCCGTCACCGAATGGGCGTGTTTCAGCCCGTACCGTGCCCGGCTGCGTCAGCAGCCAGTCCATCACGATGCCCAGTAGGGGGTCGTCGTGCCAGTCGGTTGGATAGTGAGGGTGCCGCGGATGACTTCGTTGATCGTCGCGTCCAACGTCACTTGCGTGACGTAGCCGGAAAATGCGAAGGTCGTGCGGGCGGCCGGCGTGACGAGCGCGGTCATGTCGCTGTCGAGCGTCGGCACGGCGATGGAGTCGCTGAGTCCAAGCATCCAGCTCACCGTCGCGCCGGAGTCGCGCAACAGGAACAGGGCTTGGTGCGAGCCGTCGCCTTTGTACAGAATGAACGGAACGGAGAGTTCCGCGGGGTCGGCAAAGCCGCCGACGTTGGTCCGATACGCACCGGTCTCATCGAGGCAGGTGGTGTCGATCTTGTCCTTCGTGCCGCCGCCGATTCCGGTGATACCGGTCGGGCAAGTCAGCTTGGTGACAGTGGGGTCAGTGGTGGTCACGGCATCGATGAAGTAGAGATGCGTGCCCTTGGTTTCGAACTGGTTTTGAATGACAGCCATGATGCTTCCTTCAATGAAAAAGGCCCGCATTCAGCGGGCCGGTGGTGGGGGAAACGGAGAGGATCAGTGATTGATGAAGACGTCGACCTGGAGCGACATCCGAAAGAACTTGGTTTCGGTTTCGAAGTCGTCGATCTGCGTCGCGGTCATTACGCCGATGACCTCGAGCGCGTCGCGAACCGCGGTCGCCAGAAGCTCGACGCCGGAATCCGTGCGATGCCAGCAATCCACTTGCACCGTCGTGCGATCGCATGGCGGCGGGTCGCTGAGGTTGTTCTCCGGCACGCCCGAGACCATGAACCAAGTGACGAAGGGTTCGATGATCGGCCGCTCTGGCGTGCCCTCGGGCACCCGGCCGTGGCGATAGACGCGGGGAGGGTTGCTGCCGACGATGGCCTTGACCGCCGCAGAGGCCTTCAGCGCCTGGAAAACCGGAGGAAGCATCAGCGCCCCTTGTTCTGTTGGCCCAGCTTCGCCGCGACCTTCTGGACACCCTTGACGAGCTCGATCTCGATGGTGCGGATCGCCTCAGCCGCCTTGGCGTTGAACGCCGGCCGGATGAAAGGCTCCGCCGGTTGCTTGCTGCTGCCGTACTCGAGCAGCTGCGCGACCTTGACCGTGCTGACGTTCTTTCCCTTGCGCGGATAGTTCTTGCGCTTCACGCGGACGATGTACCGCTCGCCGTTGACGCCCCTCGGCTTGCCGCGGGTGGCGACGAGGTTTTTTAACAGCAGGCCGGTGGACAGTTGGCGCTCGTCATTCGTCCGGTGACCCATGACCGCACGAAGGTTCGCCTTCTCGGCCTTGAGAATGACGTTCGCGCCCTTGCGCAGTGCGGCCTTGACCGGGCCGCCGCGTTTGCTGACGACCTCGGCGGGGAGCGACTTCAGCGTCTCGAGCACGCCGGTCAACCCATGCAGTTGCATTTCCATCTTCAGACCGGCCATCTGTACCGCCTGAAAGCGAAGCTGTAGATCGACTCTCGACCCGCCCTGATCTCGAAGTCCTGCATCTCCATGAGGCGAAAGCCGTGGCGCTCCATCCAGTCGATGAATCCCTGCTCGGTGAAATACTGCAGGTGCTCGCCCGGCCGGTAATGCTTCGATGCCCGCACCGCGCCCAGCGCGTAGAACAGGGGAATGCTCACGAAGGCGAAGGCGTGCAGTCCAATCTGCTGCAGGTAGTCCTCCGGCGTCTCGACGTGCTCCAGGACGTCCCAGAACGTGGCGCCGGCGAAGCCTTGCAGGTTCTTCGCCCAGAGGTCGTTCCGCTTCAGCCACTCGATGCCGGCGGGGTTCACGTCGTGGCCCCAGGTGTTCGGGCGCAGGCGGATGAACTCGCCAGAGCCGATGCCTACGTCGACCACTTTGCCCAGGCCGACGTACTTGTTGACCAGCGCCACGCGCCCCGCGTTGATGGCCTGCGCGATCTGCTGGCCTTCGTAGGACTTGCACTTGTCGTAATAGGCATCGTCGTACGCGCAGAGGTTCGTCCTGTCGTGCTGATAGGCGATGCCGAAGTCGCGACACAGCATCAGGTCGCCGTCCGACTCGGCCGGCAGCGAGGCTATGAATCGGTCCACAGCGCGAAGATGTCGAGCACCCGGAGCTGATGCGCCGGGAGCTTGTTGACGAACCGATAGACGGCGTTGCGCTTCTCCAATTGCGGCCCGCTGTCATCATAGTCATGGAACAGGACCGCGCCGCAGTGCTTGACGAGGGCGAAGTCGCGCCGAACGCCCTCGGTATCGTGCGCGCCGTCGACGAAGGCCAGGTCGAACTCCAACCCTGCGATCAGCTTCGCCTTCTCTTCATCGTCGGCGACCGCATGGAACTCAATGTTGTCGATGCCGAGCGATTCCCAGAATGCGTGCCGATCGTGATCCTCGCCGTTCGTCTCGAGCTTGCCGTGCGCCAGATCGATCGTGATGACCTTCTCGCAGTACTGCGCCATGCATGCAGCGGAGATGCCCTTGTAGGTGCCGATCTCCAGGATCGTGCGATACCCGGCGCCTTCGAGAAATTCCCGGAACACGCCTTCGCCGTCGCGAATGTTCAGGGCGCTCTTGCGGAGAAACGACTCTCCGTGCAGTTCGACGATTCGATCCTTAATGGTCATGGTTTCCTTCCGACGACCTGAAACGACCACGACAGATCCCGCTCGCTGTGGATCACAGCAACGAACCCGATGTCGCGAACGATCTCGGCCATTTCCTCGGGCTGCCACGAATGCAGATGCTTGCGGCAGTGCTGAGGTTTCCAGTACGTCATCGACGGGTGCGGCAGCGACAGGAACAGAACACCGTCCGACCGTAGACGGGTTCGCCAATGCTCCAAGGCTGCGATGGGGTTCGCCAGATGCTCGAGGCAGTGGCTGCTGAACACGTAGTCGTATTGCCCGTGCGGCAACTCCATCGCGTCCCGGCCGTCCTTGGCATCCACAGGAATGGCTCCCGGCAGCGGCCACTTGCCCGCCCCTACGTCGAGGCCAATGCCGACGCAGAACTCCTTGGCCAGCGGCGCGACGAACTGGCAGGCGTTGCCGGTCTTGAGGTACTCGGGGAACATCTGCCCCTTGTATTCGTAGAGGCTGGTCGGCCAGGTCACGTCTGCCGCCTCCACAGCGCCAGACCATCACCGCCCCAGACGACCTCATCTTCTGGCAGCGAATGGAGCAGATCCCAAACTGGTTTTTGAAACGGCCACGCCTCGTGAAACAGAACTCGGCCACAGCCCTTCGTCAGCTTCCAGTCGCCCCCGGTGTCCTGTGCGTGATTTCCGTCCAGGTACGCGAGATCGAACTTCGTGTCATCAAAGACCCTCGCCTTGTCTTCGTTGCTGTCGATTTCCACGCATCGGATATTGGTGATGCCGAGATGCTTGATGATCTCGTGCTTCAGCTCGTTGTGTGCAATGTCGACGGTCACGACCTCGGCGAAGAACTGGGACAGCACGACCGCGGTGAGGCCATTCCATGTGCCGATCTCGAAACAACGACGGCCGGCGATGTTGTTCTCGCGCAAGAAGCCCTCGAGCCCATGGAACACGCTCGAGCGTCGAAACGGCTGGCCTCCGAACTGCCGATAGACGCTCAGCAACTGCGGGCTATCGAGCAAGTTCTGGAGTCGAAACCCGACCTGCTTTTCCATTTCAATCGTCCAGTACTGCACCCGCATCCTCCATGATTTCGGTAAGCCTGTCGTCCATCGTGACCATGTCGCAATGTTCTGCAAGCCACGCTCTTTCGCGTTCCGGCGCATGCCCGATCGGGTCATCCGGATTCCCCGGCCGCCAAGGCTCGTTCACGTTGTGAATGCGCGAGGCGAAGAAGTCGAAGCCCGTCAGGTAGATGCTGGCCGGCGCGTGCGCGAGGACAGCCAGCAACGCCGAGAAGCCGGTGCTCGGGATGTGCTTGCCGAGCATCTCGAAGACCTCCATGAACTCCGCGCGGTCCGGAATGTATGTCGGGCAAAACCACCAGTTGGCACGCGCTTTGTAGATGTAGCGGAAGTCCGTCCCGAGCATCTTGCCGTTCTTCCTGTGCCATTCCGACTCGATGAACTTCGAGTTCGGGCACTTGCAGATGCAGAGCTTCACGCCGTCGCGCTGCAGGTCGAAGGCCGGCTTCAGGATCGAGCCGCCGAAGAAGCTGTAGAACACATCGCAACGGTAGCCCTGAGCCTTGCCGGTCTTGTAGTTGTTCACGCGAACGACGACATCGTGCGAATCCACCAAACCCGGCGCGTTGTCGAGTGAGCCGGGGCCGCTGCCGACAATGGCAACACGTTTCCCGTGGAACGTTTCGCGCAGGAGACTGCTATCGCATGAACGCATCGGCCACCTCCCGTATCTCTTGTTCCGTCGCGTCGTCCCAAAGGAACTTCGAGCTCGGCTTGTGCAACACCTTCTTCGGCGTCACCGCTCGGATGAAGTGGCTACCGGCCTTCAATCCTCGCCGCGACCAGACCAGCAGGGCAGGCTTTGACAGCGACTCAGCCAGCGGGACGATGAACGACACATAGCCGAGGAACCCACTGGCCGCGGTCGCCACATCGAGCAAGTCCGATACGGTGGTCTTGTTGGCCAGATCTACGTCGATGCCGTGGAACTTGTGCAACGGCCGGCCGGAGCCGATCTGAACGATGCAGAACCTCTCCCGCAGCCTGTCGATCAGCTTCTGGATCACGTTGCAGTCCGGCAGCAGTTCAGCGCCGAATCCATCCGTGCGACCCATCGGAGTGCGCGGAAGTTGGACACAGAGAAACGGCCGCGATCCGATGCTGTCGATCAGCGTTTGATTCGTCGGCTTCCAATCCAGCCGCAAGTCGATGTTCTTCGGCACACCGGCCGTGATGCAGCAGTCCTCGAACTGCGTCGTATCGGTCGCCCACTTTCGGGACGGGTAGTGCGCGACGACCTGTGCTGTGCGACTGAACGGCGCGACCGCGCACTTGTCGCCGAGCGGCCGGAACACATCGGGCCATGCGCTATTGACCCGGATCGATTGCCCCTTCTCCACCAGATGCCGACACACGCTCTGCACGTAGAGAGCGTCCCCTAGCCCCGTCCCGCCACGAATCGTCCGCCTCATAGGGCCAGCTGTAGCGGCACTCGCTCAAAGCATCGCAGGGCGGTTTCCCTGGTTGCGTTCACGATGATGCAGTCTCGTTTCTGCGCGTCCTTCGCCAGAGTCTCGAAGTGCTTCGGCCACTTCTTCAGCGATGCCCCGTTACCTAGCCCTTTCGGGTGGTCGCCATGGTGGTGAGTCTTGCCACCTGTCTTCTGGCAATCGAAGCCCAGCAGCACGATCTTCGCCGCGCCAGACGCCATCGCCAGCCCCACGCTCGCCGCGCCCGAGTTCATCGCTTGCGGGAACCACGGCGTCTGCCACAGCGACTCCGCTCCGTAGGCTCGAGCGGCGTGCGAGGTCGACATCCTCCGGCCCGCGCAGACCTCGGCAACTTCCTTGCCGTACATCTTCCACCAGGCCATGTCCATTCCGAACACGACGTCGGCCCACGGAGTCAGGCGAAAGGTCGTGTTCGTGACAATGACCGGGTGTTTCGATTCCCGGACCGTCTCGACGTCCTCTGCCGTCAGACTCGGGCCGCTGGCGATGCAGACCACCGTGCGGCCAGACCACGCCGGCCGCTCCGGGTACTTCACCCCAAGTTGACCCCGCTGCTGCAGCGCAGCGTGATCGTCCGGTTCCGGCTCTCCGCGTCGAGGATCACTGCCTCGATGTTGAACACCTCCGCGCCAAGCCGGCCTCGCATCGAAGCCTTGAATCCTGGCCGGTACTGCGTGACGATCTCTGTCGAAACTTTCGATTGCGACGCCTGCGCAGCGAAGAGTTCGCGCCCCGACAGCGCCCGGACCTGGCACGGCATCCGGTGGTTCAGCGGAAACGCGGGAACCCACGTATCGACCTGGGCGCCGTCCGAATCCATCTCCGTCTCCGGGCTCTCGAAAGTCACCCAGTGCCGACGCTCGCCCATCACGCCATGCCCAAGATGACCTTCTTCGGCCGGAGCAGATCCTTAAAGCCGTTCGGGATCGTCGCCAGCGTCTTGTCGACAGAATCGCTCCGATGCTCCCAGAAGTGCCGCACCATGAGGAGCAACGCCTGCCGGATCGCCGCGGGCAGTTGCTGCGCGCCCGCGTAGTCGGATGCCGAGAAGTCCGAGGCCTCCTCATAGGCCGGGGTCATGTAGCCCGCCGTAAAGCGAATCTTGAGCGCGTTCGTCGCCCGGGTCATGCTCGGCCACGACGTCACGGGAACGATGCGCGCCGGGGTGCGGTAGTCATCGACGAGGTAGTCGTCGCCTTCGTCGAGCTCCCCCTCGCTGCCGGCGGCGGTGGCGAAGAAGCTGTCGATGCGAATCAACGGCGGCCGCGGGAGTTCGATGCCGCGAGATGTCCAGGCGCTCGACCACGGGAAGCTGTCCAGCGCCATCTCGTAGGTCCGCAGCGCGATCGCAAGGCCGGTGAAGTCCTCGGCGTGCTCAATGGCGGCGTCGAGGTAGGCGATCAGCAACTCGTCGTCCGGGTGTGAGTCGGCGTCGGAGTCGCCGTCGATCGCCACGAGCTCGCACTGTTGGCGCAGCTTCTCGAGCGAGATCATCGGCCCGGCCGTGGTCGAGATGACCTTGATCCCGGGCGGCAGCGGGACTACGTACCTTGCCCGCCAGAAGATGGGGTCGATGTAGTAGCTCATGCGTCTTTACCGTCGCGGCCCCGCTTGACGGCCAGGCGCCAATCGCCGGAAGCATCGCCGGGCGTGTTGCTCGTGTCCTTCTGCGCTAGCCACCAAGATCCGCCATAAGTGATCCCGTCGCCCTCTTGGTAGGCAGCGCCAGACTTGTAAACGCCGCGGTCGATCGGCAGGCCCTTCAGCTTGATCTCGCGCG